ATATCACACGTACATGATTGCCGCTGATGTTTCGTATGGTAGAGAGCAAGATAATTCAGCTTTCCACGTGATAAACATGTACAACGGAGTGCAAGTAGCGGAGTTTTACTCTAACGTAACCCCTATCAAGATTTTCGGTCAGATATTACATGAAATAGGGACATGGTATAACACAGCATATGTTAGCGTAGAGAGGAACGCGCTGGGGATGGCATTGGTTGAGGAGTTGTGGGCAGAGTTGGAGTATGAGAACCTTCATATGGATGAGAAGGGGGAGTTTGGAGTCATGGTTACTACTAAGAATAGAGACATCCTTCTTTCTAAAATGGAAGATTCACTAAGGACAGGAAAAATAAAAGTAAATTCTGAGCGCACAGTTCGTGAACTTCTTACTTTCATTATAAATGAAGATAATGGTAAAGTTATGGCAGATAAGGGATACACGGACGATTTAGTAATGAGCCTTGCTCAAGCCTGTTTTGTAATAGATGAGATAATAGCTGGCAGTCCTATTGAAATCTCTCGTATTACCCCTGAAAAAGAAAAGAAAGCTTTGCCTGTACCTCTCGTAGGGACTAGATATTCTACAGATTCTGAAATTAAGAATTACGTCAAATGGCTGATGAAAGACTAAACGAGAGCGGAAATACAGAGTTCCCTAACCCTCATACCTATGGCAGCGAAGCCAAAGGGTATCAAGGCAAGTTCTCTGCTTTTTTCAGCAAGTGGTTCGGAAAAGAGAAGAAGAGAGGTAGACCTCCCCTTCTCAAGGAACCGTTGCAAGGTGATGCTGCAGTCACGGACGAGCCTACAGGAGACGCCCTCGCGGGTGGCGTTAGTCGTTCTGGCTTCAAAGTACCTCGAGTAGAGTACGAACGAAAGAGACGGTACAAAGACTACGAAAAAATGGATGAATATCCTGAGATTGTTGCAGCGTTGGATGTTTATGCCGATGATGCCACTCAGGAGGACATCAAAAAGAACATGTTCAGCATAGAGACTAGTACGGATATTGTTACTAGGGAAGTGGAGAGATTCTTAGAACGTATTCAGCTGGACAGAAACATTTGGGATATTGTTAGGAACGTGGGTAAGTACGGATGCTGTTTTGTAGAAAATATCATTGACCTAAACGACCCCAAAGCAGGGATTCAACGTATAAAAGTATTGAATCCTAACTTCATATTCCGCATCGAAGATAAGTACGGCTATCTGAAAGAGTTTAAGCAGGAAGTACCAGACGCGGCAACAGGAGAGAGTTCATATGGAGGAGCAGGTGCTTATTCACAGACCCTCGATACTAAGAAAAAGAACCTCATAACTTTAGACAAGAACCAGATTGTTCACTTTAGAAGATATACCTCGGATGCAAATTTCTATCCTTATGGTAAATCTATCCTTGCAGGCGCGGTTCGAGCATGGCGTTCCCTAATCTTGATGGAAGACGCTATGATTATCTATAGAATACAGAGAGCTCCAGAGAGACGCGCATTCTACCTAGAGACTGGTAACCTACCTTCGTCCAAAGTTGAGGCGTTCGTAGAGAGGGTTAAGGCTAAGTTTAAGAAACAGAAACTTTATAACCCGACAACTAACACAATTGACAGTAACTTCAATCCTTTGTCTATTGATGAAGACTACTTCATCCCAGTCAGGAACGGTCAAGGAACCAAGATTGAGACTATGCCTGGAGCACAGAACTTGGGAGAAACTGATGACGTCAAGTATTTCAAGGACAAACTTCTTGCAGCGTTGAAGGTCCCTAAGGATTACCTTGTAGAGAAGGACAAGTCCCCTGAGAGAAAAGCTAACCTAAGCCAGCTTGATGTTAAGTTCGCCAAAACTGTCATGCGTCTACAGAGAGATGTTGAAGTTGGGCTTAATGAGTTGGTGAGAAGACATCTGATGTTGCTTGGATTACCCACTCTTTTTGTGAAGACGGCTAAGCTGGGATTACAATCTCCCTCGGATATGTACGAGAAGAGGAGATTTGAAATAGATGAGGCGCGTATGAGAATTGTTCAGGCGGTAAAAGGTTTGATGTTGTTTGATGACGAGTACCTCCTAACAACTTATTTTGATATGAGCCCTGAGGAGGCTGAAGACATGATTCAGCGAGGCAAGAAACAGAACGAAGCTATGGGCGGAGGGATGCCTGGAGCACCTCCAATGGGAGGAATGCCTCCACCTGGAGCGCCACCCCCTGAAGGGGGAGCGCCACCACCTCCTGGAGGAGAAGCGGGTGCACCACCTCCACCTGGACAGGAGGGGGCTCCGCCCCCTCCGTGATAAATAATAATTTTTCGGATACTCGAAAAAAGGGTCTATATCTATACTAGATACCATACTGAATGGTATTATAATAATGAACGTACAAGACATCTTCACTTCCAGGGACAAAAATTTTGTCAAGCTCAATATTGCTCAAGATTATCTTAGCAGACTCCTCAGAGAGAATATGACCATATTCAACTTTGATTCTTACAAGAAGACTGCTACTTTCTTAACCGAAGCTGATAGACTTATCAAGTGTTCTGTAGATTTTGAAGATGGAGGGGTTATATTAAGCAAGTTCGATGTAGGAACTGTCGATGATATTTTCTCTGATGATAGAGTAGATGAGCAGGTAAGTAAGAACGTAACCTCCTTCATTAACAACATCAACAGTAACGAATATGGCACTGCAAATATGGATTTAAACTCTGTGTTTGAAGCCTTTAAGGGACGTAGCGAGATTAGTCGGACACGGGCTATTCTTCATAAGAAAATGGAGCGTTTTGGAGACTCCCACAAAATTACAAACTGCGAATCTTACGCAAAGATTATGGAGATGAAGGACAAGTTTGTTAAGTACGTCTCTGAAAATAAAGACGCTCTTATGAATTACGAGGATGTTATCAACTCCGTCAAGCTGTCTCGGATTCTAGGTAACTCGTTCGACGCAGAAAAGATGGATATCGAGGATTTTAAGTCCCAGAAGTCCATCTTTGTTGATTATAACACCAACAAGTCTGTATACGAACTTATTTGCCAACAAGAACTTATTGCTTCTGAACTGGTGGAAAGTAAGGAAAACTTTTCTCGAACGTGGGTCAACAATGACGCCATCCACAAGTTGGCATCGTGCCTGTACGCGGACAAGGAGACGATTGCAAAGACGTTGGAAGAAGCGATTAGAAGCGTTCCTTATCTCGCTCTCGCAACGAAGGCTTCTATTAAAGAGGCGCTCTCTCTGGTATACGAGAGTACCAACGCCTCAATCACCAAGAAAGACACCAAGGAGTTCACCTCTAAGATTTTCGAAATGAAGAAGCCTGTAAAAGAAGCCATTATTGATACCCTAAATGAGAAGTATGGGATAAACGTACAGAACCTACGGTTCTTGCCCTCTTTCACCAACTTAGCTAAAGCTCAATCTGTCTTCTTTGAAACTATCGCTTCAACCGCTAAAGATAATCCAGTGCTCAGAGATACTTTGAAAGAGTTCTCAAACGTACTTCACAAGAAGACAGGAATCCAGACGCTGGACGTAAACGACTTCATTACTGAGGTTCTTTCTGAGTCTGGTCTTATTGACGAGGAGCCAATTCTCAAGACCGTTAATCTTGGTGAGGTTGTAGAAGCCCAAGCCTCTAAAGTAGACAGAGAATTAGGCGATGATACAGAGTCTTCCATGGAATTGGATGATGAAGCCGCTGATGACGACGTAAAGAAATTGGATGGTGAAGAGAAAGAAGAAAAGGACAGCGACGGGGAACCTGACGCAGAAGAGGAAGAAGTTGAGGACGCTGGCTTAAACGATTCCGAAATGAAGGATATGATGAAAGAGTTGGAAACTCTGTTCAAGGACATTGATTTCGAAGACCTTAAAAAGGATGAAGACGAAGGCGGCGAGGGTGCTGTCGAAGAGGATGAGTTCTCAGACGTTGATGACGAAGTTACTGAAGACGAAGAAGAGGCTGTCGAAGGTGAAGCTACTCCCGCAACAGGAGCAGACACCGATAGCAATTAATCATCAATTAACCATCCTTGTTTCATCCATGTAGAGATGTACTCGGACCAGTCTCGTCTTATCTGAAACAAAGTCATTACCAAAGTATCCAGAGTTTTAGTACTTTGAGACGTTACTCTGTTTTCTTCAATAACTTTCCTTAGTTCTTCTCGTATGTAATCCAAACGTTCCTGGTCATTTAGACCAATTTCGTTGAGCTTTCTAAGTTCTTCTCTTTTATCTCTCATTTTTTTATTTCCAAGTGTAGTGATTTATAAGCAGCTAATCTTTTTTTAGAGTGCGTGTTTAAGTAGGGTACCTCGTCCATGAAATCATAGATGTACACTTTATCTTTGGTGTCGTGTATTCTCAACGCCCTTCCTAACGCCTGTAGAGTAGCTATCTCTGATTTTAACCCACGAGCGTTTATTAGGTGGGTTATTTCTGGAATATCTATTCCTGTTTGCATAATAGTAGTGCCAATAAGAATGCTTTTCTTGCGGCTCACAAACTTTTGTATGGTGGATTTTCTCGTAGTGAGGTCGTCTTTTCCTTCTAAGGACAAGGATTCGGGGATAAGTGTCTTAAGAGTCTCCAAATGTTTTAGATTTTTTACTAGTATAAGTACTT